CGTGGGTATGTTAAATGTCCACTGTGACTCAAGGTCAGTCATTGCAAGGATAGTATCAAGGTCAATGTCTTCCCAATCAATACGTAGGTTGGGTGTGAAGTCATCACCATACTGCTCAAGCATTTGACGTAATGGCTCAAGTGTAGACTTGCTACCATTTACATAGTCAAAGCCAAGGTTAGCAATGTCCTCACCAATCACCTGCTGGAACAGCTTAGACAGCACCTCTTGGGCTACGTCACTGCCCATTGGTTGCTCCTTACTTACCTGCCCAAACAGGTGGCTGTATGCAGTTTTCTGTGCGGTTGTAAGAGTAGGATTGTTTGCCATGAACAGTGCCTCAATCTCTGCAGGTGTAACGCTGCGCTCGTAACGATCCATAGCAGTGTCAATAGACTGCTTGATCTTACGTACATCTTTACTGAATAGTCTATCAGGACAACGTGCACCACGATGCTCGTCATAAAAGTCTTTGTCCATCAGACTACGTATCAATGATAATTCCATTATGTGTCTCCTAGTGTTGTAAGGTTTTCAAAGTCGGTAGGGTTACGGTATTTCAAATCGTCACGCAAGTATAGGATCTTGATTGTGTCCACATACTGACGCAACTCTCGTGCAAACTGCAGTGTCTTAGGTAAAGCATCGGGGTCTAATGCAATTATTGCTGTTGAGAACTGCGACAAGTACCTCTTGTGTCCAGTGGACAATGATGTACCCAACACTGCGACCCCGACATATACACCACCATCACCTACAATAGCAGCACTTACGCAGTCCTCAACAACTACAGCCGTTTTACCACGTCCAGAAGCATATGGCAAGTCACTTTTACCATATCTTTTCCACTTAGGTATACGCTTACCTAGTGATCTGCCTGTGGCATCGACTGTAATTCCATTGTGTACAACAGGGAACACCACACGATGTTCTTTAACGTCATACAACAAGCCTAAATCTTGTGGGTCTAGCTCCCACTGGTCACAGAAGTCTCTAATCTTTGCATCATCACGCACAAACCATTCTGGTTTTGAAAATGTTGATACATGTGTCTCTTCTGCAACACTACCCAATGACTTGCGTATGTCATCGGCAGTCAGTTGAGTACGTGTGCCACCAGACACACTGCACCCAGCTTTGTAACAGTTCCATATGATCTTACCCATATTATTAGTAATAGTAAATGTATTCTTAGTATTACATGATGGACATGTCATACGTTTAGTCTGACCATTTACTAATGCTAGATCATCTATAATATTTTGTATATTCATACTGTATCACTTTCTATGTTGTTCGCTCCACTCAAGGATACAGATACGTTTCTCTGTGTCAAGGCACTATTTGCACTAATGTACGTATGCTTCATGTATGGTTTCACAGAAGACACATGATTGTGTCCTGTGACTGCCATAACTTGGGGCAATGGTACACCAGCATCTACCATCTGTGTTACACCTGTTCTACGTAAGTCCATAAGACGTAACTCTTCGGGTAGTTTAGCTAGACGCATTACCCTTCTACCCACTTTGGATAGTCTCTCCATAGCATAAGGGTTATACGAACCATCCGTAGGTCTAGGATGTGGGGCAACATAGTCTTGAAAGCCAAAGTCTTTACGCTGTTCGTTTAACATGTGTAATAGATCCTCTGATATTGGTAGTTCTACATCAGCCCTACGCTTACTCTGTTCCAGTGACAGTTTCTGAGTACGAAAGTCAATGTTATCCCACGTCAACATACGCATGTCACCTAGTCGCTGACACCACTCGTATGCCATCTGAACAATCAAGCCAATGTTACGATACTCAAAGTCGCTGTATGCTACATCAAGAAACTTAACAACATCGTCATGTGTCCACACTATCTTACGCTGTTGTGGTGACTTACGCTTGATGTTTGCCCAAGGATTGTACGTAGTATGCTCCATCTGTATCGCATAGTTGTACACCCTACTGGCACATGTTGCCGCATGATTAGCAAAACTGATGCCACGTTTCACCCACTCTTCATATGCTTGCTTTGCAACTTTAGAGGTAACGTGTTCATACTTACGCCATCCCATAGTCTGGTGCAGCACAGTTAGAAAGTACCTGTAGTCAACCTTAGTCGAGTGACGTAAAGCATTGAAATCATTAGACATATAGTAATAGTTAATGAGATCTGTAACCTTGCTGCTAGACTTTATTCGTACAATCTGTGATTGTTCTTCACGCCATGTGTCAATCGCTTTATTGTGATCACGAACAATCTTGCGTACTTGTTTTAAATCTGTTCCGTACTCCTCACGTTTGACCACTCCCTCATCAACAAGGTTCTGTGGTGGGTTAAAGCGGTATGAGATCACCCCAGAGGGTGAAGCTCGTTCTTGTACGTAGCGTGGCAATTTAGGCAATCATATTCTCCTAGTTTTATATACTGGTATTACATAACCAGTGTTTTGAAAGTTTTCATCGGCATACTTACGAGCACCATCTACAGAAGCAAACGGGCCATATGTTACTGAAGCCAGAGGTGAACGGTCATCGTCACCTACAGCTTCAGGTACAATATTTAACCACGTATGATTTTCATCACAACGAAATATCATTGCGTGACGTGGTTCACTCATTACGCAGCCTCCAACTGAATGAAACGATCATCAGATACCCACTTAGATACCTCTTGCTCACGTGACCACATGCTTACAGCCTGTGTGTCGTTGCCAGTGTTACGCAGGTTGAAACCATTACGCTCATCAGCGTAGCTGGCATAGTTGGTGAAGGCAGAATACAACGCCCACTTGTTGTGCCCACGTTGTCCAGCCTCTTGCATGTACAAGCTGTACATCTTCTCAGCTTTACGCTTAGAGTTAATCATGCTCTCAAGCAGTGAGCTTACATCTACATACTTAAGGTCAGTCTGCGCCCACACTTGCATCTTGCTGGCTTCTTCGTAGAAGTCCTTACGTGCACGTGTCAGTTCATAGATAAAACTTTCCATAGTAAAGTTAGATGTGTTCTTCTTACGCACTTTGTCATACTCCCCTCTAATCATTCCATTTCTACAAAAGAAATCAATTGCACCAAAGTACACCTGATTGCTGCACGATCCATCAATACCATGTAATGATATAATACGATTACCAATCTCAGTGCTGTGTTTGTCTGTCTCAACGACAGTCTTCATGTTGGGCAGGGTAATGTCAAGCATAGCCCATGCACCATTACGTGCAGTACGCCAGTTCATCTTTGCATCCTTTACTTCATCAAAGGATAGTTCCTCAGTCACTGTGTCAAGGACACCACGGTAGAAGTCACCATGTGATGCACAAGTAAACGTGTTACCTACTACACCAAGGTACTCACCTGATGTAGCATTGATGACATACTTCTTGTCCTTCACTTTGGTAGGTTCAAACTCAACCTCAAAGTCCATGTACTCAGGGATGATGTCGTCGTTAATAATATCAAAAGCCATACTTTTTTCTCCTTATGTTTAGTATGCGGCAACTGTGCCATAGTTATGTAAGTTATACAATGCCCTACTAAGGGGCGTTAGCTATTTGTAGAACAGGTGTGACCCATAAGTCACAGTGTACTTTAGTTTGTCAGCCCAATATGGGCGTACATAGTTTGCATGATAGTGGGTTGCACCAAGTGTAATGTCAGTAGCATCGCCCTGCATTACATCTGCTGCAACCATCTGGGCATAGGCCCATGCATACGGCTCACGTGGCCTGTCAGATTTACCATCACAGTACCAGCTAAACTGGCATGTGCCATCATTACGTGACTGCTTAACCACAGAGCATACATCGTCTGGGAACTTGCTAGACTGCACACGATTTATGACAACATGGGCTACGGCATACTGCCCCGTCATGGTATCACTACGTGCCTCAAAATATACGTTAAGTGCAAGGCACATCAATGCTGCTTCAATCATCTTCATCCTCCATATCCAGAAACATGTCTGAGCATACCTCGCATAGATCACCACACTCATATCCCCATTCTGTGTAGTACAATACCTCTTCTTCGTCGCCACAGTTTTCACAAGTCTTTAGTCTACTCATGTTTTCTCCTTTGGTTTTGGTAAAGGTGTTTCTGACCAGTCATCACAAGGATCATCAGGCGGCATCGGTTTCTGATCCAGATGAGTATACTGATATGAATATACGTGTACCATCGCCATCGCTTTCGCTATCTGAGATGAGGCGTATTTCATTACCTGCATCGGCATACTGCTTCAGCTTTTGTATACTGAGCATCGTGTCACCACGACCTGATCGTCTGAAGAAGTTTATGTCTGCTTCTTCACCGTCTATGTACTCACCTATCACAGTGAGCTTGTTACCCACCTCAAAGAAAGGATCAGTATATTTCATGCCAAAGTCATCCCACAAGAACTGTTTTACAGTTTTGTTGGCATTAATCTCTGACTTATTCAACATACGTTGGGTTAGTTTTATGTTAGCTGCCATTGCTTTCTCCTATTGCAATATTACTGGTGCATCATAGACATAACCAATGTCTGCATACTCGTCTGCTTCGTATTCTGCACATGATACGAACTCTACTTCTTTGTCTGGGTGAATGTGCTTTGCCATCAGGACTGCCATACTGCAAGCACTTGCCCAGCTATCAATGGCAGGAAAGGTATCATCAAGTGTGATACAACTCTCCTGTCCATCAATCTCTAAGACAATTTCATATGCCTTAATGCTTGGCATTATAGTACCATGCACGGGCATCATTAGGCAGTACACATGGCTTCCAATGGCATGGTCTGTCATCATATTCCTCGTGCTTTTGTGGCTTGAAATTAAACGTTTCCTTTAACACATATGCTTTGTGTCGCAAGTCACCTAACGTACTCAAGTTTACGTCAAACATTTCTGCTGCATCATCTAACATACTGTCTAGCGCATTGTACAACGCAAGTATTTCTAATGCTTTGTCCTCTTGTAGTAGGTACGTTACTGGCTCTTGTGTTTTTTTCTTAGTCATATTGTACTCCTTCTGCTTGTATTGTGGGTATCTTATCGGTCACAGTTAGCCATGCCCGACTTGCTTTGTATACAGGTTCTTCTGTCTGCTTGTCAACAAAAGATGCATACTTGTATGGGTTGTAAGTTAGAGTGTCCAACATTGGACGGTTTGTATAACGAAAGAATGTGGCATCACCACGCACAAAGGCATGGACATTCTTCCTGCCTTCACTGAGTACACGATTACGCCCAGACTGACGCACTACGAACTCGGGGTTCTCAATGTGCACTTCGTCAGTGTGCAGTAAAACTTTGCCCGACTTAGCTGATCGGACAGAGAATGTTTTCTTATGTAGATTGAAGTATACTTCAACTCTCATTGTGTCAGATCCTTAACTTCTTGTATGAAAGTACGTGTTTCTTCTTCATCTGCACCATCTATATAATAATCCCACAGATTATCTCTAATGATGTCTATCATTTGCTCAAAGCTTAACATATCAACATACTGTTGAATAGCGTTAGTTAGCTCTTGTTCAAGTTCAACTCTCATTGGATTTACCTTTCAGTTTTGTGATTACAAATAAGTATACATATATCTGTGTGTATATACACCAGATAGTAAAGGTGTCCACACCTTCCACGTCATAGCCTATACTCTGCATGATTACAACAGTAATCAACATAGCAAAGTAGCCAGCGAAAGGTGTGAACAATAGGTATAGCATTAGCCTACTTTCGCAAGCTCTGCGTCAATCTCTTTCAGCCATGTAGCTGCCTCTTTACGTTGACGCATAAGGTTGGCACGTTCCATGTTGTATTTGTTTTTGATTATGCCAAGCTCTTTGAGGATTCTCACACGATACTTGATGCGGTTGGGGTACTCATTCAATGCTTCGGCAATCTCTGCCATAGTCATATCATTCCAAAGCTCACGAATAACTTCGTCAATTACTACGTAGTTGTATGTGTAACATACAGCTTTCTTCATGTGAAACGTATGCTCTGCATACAATTCTGGGTGAGAAGTTTTTACTACGGGTGCATTTACGTTTGAGTTTGTCATTGTGTTAGCTCCTATGCTACTGATTTACGAAGGTTTAGTTTAGCTTGACGTGCAATTTTACGAGCACGTTTCCACTCATCACGAGCGGCTTTTTGTCTGTCGCCAGACTGTCCAACATTGGACGGTTTTCGTTTAGTCATCTTGATAAAGTTTTGCATTTCGTATCGCATGTACTTTCTCCTGTTGGCGGTTACGTTTAGCCTTGCCACCTTTCTTAGGCGGCACGACCTGTGGTGATTTACGCTCCTGTAACATAGCCTTTGCCACAGGGTTTCGGTATCTTACAGAAGTTTTCTTAGCCATGTTCAAATCCATATGTTACACATTCTACGTGGTAACGTGATACCACATCACCAGTATCTAAGGCACGATTGGCACGATTGCCAGCCACGTATTCGCACCATGTATTCCACCAGTATTCACTGCCCTCTTGCTGTGTCAGTTCGACATACTGTTCAACTTTCTTGCGTACTGTAGCGGGTTTCATGCCTGATGGTGGCGTTTTCACAAGGTTAGGTGATATACCCAACCGCTTGATGTTGTGGCTGTCAATACATGCCACATTGAAGCCAAGGCATTGAGCTAGGAAGGCAGCTTTGACCATGCCAAGGTTAGGTACAGCCATGAACAGTTGTATAACATCAGCACACGCTTCCACACTGTCATAACCTTTGCTGTCAACTATGTGATACAGCTTACCGTACAAGAACTCTTTGTTCTCGTTTAGGTACTCATAGCCATCAGCTTTCTTACCCCATAGGCAATCGGCTTGGTAGAAATCACGTTCTACTTTGACCATGCTACCACGTACTGTAGACAGGCCAGCTTGTATTGTAAGCAACACAAACAAGCCAGTGTTTACCAAGGCATCTGGGCCACGCCATTTTACGAAAGCTTTGATTTCATTTACATCACGTTGATACATTGTATCGTCCTTTTAAAAGTGATAGCTAGCCTTGCGGCTATCTTTGTCCAACATTGGACGGTTTCAATTTGGTAGTTAGTATATGTATACGTTATATATACTTTCACTAAAGTATCAAGTATATATAACTTATACTATACATAAAG